AGGGACGTTTCCCAACCAAAGTAAACCCTTCTACGTTACAAGAACTGCGTGAAGCCATCCTGAACCTTGAAGTTATGCCTTCCATGCGCACGTTGATGACAGCAGGCAAGGCTCTTGATCGTGACGAGGTAGCTGCATTCAACTGTTCTTACACCACAGTAGAATCTGTCCGTGACTTTGACGAGATCTTGTACATCTTGATGTGTGGTACAGGTGTTGGGTTCTCTGTTGAATCCAAGTACACCAACAAGCTGCCCGTTGTAGCAGATAGCTTTCACAAGACTGACACAACCATCGTAGTGGGTGACAGCAAGATCGGTTGGGCCTCTGCCTTCCGTGAGTTGTTGGCCTTGTTGTGGGCCGGTAAGATCCCTTCGTGGGATGTGTCCAAGGTACGCCCATCTGGTGCCCGACTGAAGACGTTTGGTGGTCGTGCCAGTGGCCCTAAACCTTTGGTTGATCTGTTTCAATTCTCTGTTGATCTGTTGAAAGGTGCTGCTGGCCGTAAGCTGACACCGATTGAATGTCACGACTTGGTGTGCAAGATTGCAGACATCGTGGTTGTGGGTGGTGTACGCCGTTCAGCGTTGATCTCTCTGTCTGATCTTGGGGATGACGACATCCGTGTGTGCAAGTCTGGTCAGTGGTGGCAAGAAAACGGACAACGTGCGTTGGCTAACAACAGTGCAGTGTACGAGTCCAAGCCTTCCTTGTCTACGTTCATGCAAGAGTGGACAAGTTTGTACCAGTCGTACTCTGGTGAGCGAGGTATCTTCTCTCGTGTTGCAAGCCAGAAGGCAGCAGCCAAGAATGGTCGCCGGGATGCTACGTATGAGTTCGGTACTAACCCGTGTTCAGAGATCATTCTACGACCACATCAATTCTGTTAATAGTTAGCAGAAGTAAAACAGGGTGAATTGTCTGGGAAGCCTAAGTGCGTAAGCATAAGGTAATCAGCAGCCAAGCCTTTCCCGCGAGGGATCGGAAGGTTCAACGACTAGGGAATACCGACTCACGTTAGTAGATGAATCCCGTACACTCAAGCGAGTGGAAGTGCCCTGCCCCAACCTATGTTGGGTGATGATATAGTCTGATCTGCATGGAAACTTGCAGAAGGTTTACACCGTAAATTAATTATGTTATACTGCGGGTATTACATAATTCAAAGGTGTTAAAAATGTTAGAAAGAAACAGAGAAGGGTATCTTGTTAGTGATACACATAGAGAGTGTACAAAGTGCGGATCTCTATTTGAAAAGACAAGCAAGATGACCTTGTGTAAACCGTGTAACAGCAGCCGTGTTAAGTCTCTAACGCCTGAGTGGAAGATGCACCAGAGGGCCAAGCAAAGATCTAAAGAACTTGGTAGAGATTTTAACATAGAGGTTTCAGACATTGTTATTCCTGATGTCTGTCCGGTACTAGGAATACCTCTTAACATGAATTGCGGAAGGTCAGGGGCGTACAGAAACTCCCCATCGTTAGACAGGATTGACAACACAAAAGGTTACGTAAAAGGTAACATTCAAGTTATAAGTCAACTGGCTAACGCAATGAAATGTCACGCAAGTAATGAAGAGCTGCATAGATTTGCACAGTGGATTCTTTCAAACATACCTGCCACGGAGTAGCGAAACGTGGTGAACATAAATGAACTTAACAGAGGTAGTGATTCGCCATGATGACACAGTTGAAACGCTCAAGCGCAAGGTTGGCCTTGCTACTCTCCTTGGGACTTTGCAATCCACACTCACCAACTTCCGGTACTTGCGTAAAGTGTGGGAGAATAACACAAAGGAAGAGGCTTTGCTCGGAGTGTCCCTCACAGGTATCTGTGACAATTCCCTCACCAGTGGGGCGCAAGGACTTGGAAAGTTGGGTGAGGTACTTGACGAGCTACGGTTGGAAGCTGTGCGTGTCAACGAAAGGTGGGCAAAGATTCTTGGTGTTGAGCAGAGTAAGGCTATTACATGCGTCAAGCCAAGTGGAACTGTCTCACAGTTGGTTGACTCGGCAAGTGGCATTCATCCACGGTTTGCCCCTTACTACATTCGGACAGTAAGAGCAGACAAGAAGGATCCTCTTGCTCAATTCATGATTGACAAAGGGTTCCCTTGTGAGGATGACTTGATGAAGCCTGAGTACCAGTACGTGTTCAGCTTTCCACAAAAGGCACCAGAAGGTGCAGTGGTCACAAAAGAAGTAGGGGCCATTGAGCAGGTGCAACTGTGGTTAGCGTATCAACGTCACTGGTGTGAGCACAAGCCAAGCGTAACGATCTACTACAAAGACAGTGAGTTCCTTGAGCTTGGTCAGTTTGTGTACAATCACTTTGACGAGATCAGTGGTATTTCTTTCTTGCCTTACAGTGAGCACACCTACCAACAAGCACCGTACACCGAGTGTACCAAAGAAGAGTACGAACGTACCCTTTCCTTGATGCCGAAAGATGTTGACTGGGCAGACAGTGGGGTGTATGATAGAGGTACAGATAACACCGAGTCAGTTCAAACACTGGCATGTTCTAGTGGTACGTGCGAGATCTGATAACACACGGGGCTTCGGCCCCTTTTTTTTCTTTTGGATATAGTATGACTGAATCAACAATTAAGTTCATGAACTATGAGCAGTTCAGAGAGTTTTCAGGAAAGGATGTTGTTCTCAATTCGGAAACACACGGGACAGCTTGTAGAAACTGTGCCTACGACATAAATGCAGACCTTTGTATAATAAATGACTGCGATCATGGCCTGTACGTGGATACATCCCTGTTCCAAGACAAGCCTGAAGAACCAATCACGTACACCAAGGTGTTGACAGGTGGTTCTTCCCCGTACTACAAAGTCAAGGTAGATCATCCAACAACACCTGACACTGAACCTTACGTGGCTGAGTGTAATGACATCATTGAAGCGTTGAATCTAAGCTTTGCTGAAGGAAATATGTTAAAGGCTTTGTGGCGTAGAGCCAGTGCTCGTCAAGGAAACGGCAAGCAAGGTTTTGAAGACGGTAAGTACGATGCAGAAAAGATGGTGTTCTTTGCTAACAGGATCCTTGCAGAGTACAAAGAGTAAAAAGAAGAAAGGGAGGTTTGATCCTCCCTTCTTTACAAACTATAGTTTGGTGAACTCGGATAGGGTGAAGTTGGTTGAGAGTTGCATTATTGTGTCCGAATGTAAGACCAAACAAAAGCAATAGCACCGCCCCCCGTTTGCGTTAAATTAACCGCGCCAGCCGAGTCGGTGACGCTGAGGTTTGAGCTGTCAAGCGTGACTACCGTTATTGAGGTGCTAAATCGTTGTATCACCCCAGACCACCTAAAGGATGAATTATTATTAGTCGCCTGAATTGTTAAAATTCCTGACTCCCCAACCACCGGCGTAAACAGTATAGAAGAGACGCCAATTCCCAAACTTGGGGTTTGTCCGTTTTTAGTGCGAAATCTTGGACCGACAAAACCTAAAGGCGAGGCACCTGTTTGGGTATATGGGCCAACAACCAAGTTTGCGTTAAATACTGGCGCAACTCCGCTATTAATGAAAAAGTTTGTCGCTTGCCCCGGTGCATCAATAATGATTGTGTTTGGCTTTCCAGCAAAGTTAATAAAATGACCGCCATTTAAGAAAGCAAGTCTTTGTTGTTCAATTTGCAAACCAACAACCGAATTTGCTCCTGGTGACATATAAGGGTCGTTAATTTGCACAGAGCCACCCACATCATTAGAGCCGCCATTTAAACCATCTGCTTTAATAATGAACTCCGCTTTATACAAACCGGTGTTTTGTTGGTTGTTTACTTCAAAATATGGGCTGTTAAAAGTGACACCCCGGCACGACGAAACAATTAGACCCTCTTGATCGCAGTTTTCAGAAACCCAATTGTTAAACGTCACGCCATTTAGCACTTTAAGCCGAGCGCCCAATCCGCAAGAGTGCATTTCTACATTGCTAATTTCGCAAGCGTTTAAGCGTCCGTTTGTGCTTGAATAGTTATCCCAGCCAATACCGCAGTTAAAAATATAGCTATCACTAAAACCGATTAAAAAAGTGTTACCAGATTTGATGCCCATTGCTGGGCAGCGCGTATTTGTAGTGTCGCCAAGTGAAGTACCAAAACCACCAATAATCAAACGAGTAAAGTTAGATCTAAAGCAATTATCGTCCCGCAATAGAAACAATGCTCTAGCCGCTGTTACGCTAGCGCCGCCTTTAATTCTCAAATCTCTTACTGTTGTTTGAATTCCTGCGCGAATACCATCCGTGTCTGCATCCACAAGAATTTGTGATGTGTACCTAGACTCGCCTACAAGGTCTTTACCTGTTGGAATAATTACAAGTGAAGTAATTCTAATAACGCAGTTAGCAGGTATATTAACTACCGAACAAGCTACAAAAGCCGCATTAAGTGCCGCAGTGTGATCTAAAACAGGAGTCATGGTTCGCGCGTCTGAGATCTGTTCTTCCGTCATAAAATCAAATACGCTACGAACTTCTCTCTGTAGTTTCTTCCCTGTTACTGTCGCCACCGCCCCTGTGCCTGCGGGGGTATATCCTACCTGACTGGATCCGTTCGGGCCTTTGATGTAGTTGATGAACTTCTGTACTGTGTTCCACAATAAGCCACCAAATCCATCTGTAGCAGAAATGTTCTCAGCAGTTGGCAGCACAGTAAATGCACCGGCTTGGTAGATGGTAATCTCTACAACATCACCAGCAGTCAACGGATCAGTGAACACCAACTCTGAAGGGAGTGTCTCAGTGTACGCATCTTTCTGTTGAACCAAACCGTTCACTGTAACGTCAATCAGATCAGCACCGACTTCGTATTCAAAAGGAGCAATGTTGATTAGAGTCTGTCCTTCAATAGCTACAACAGATACCTTCTGTCTAGCAACAGGTTCAGAGTTGATGATGGCACCACCACCGCCACTGCCACCACCAGAAGACATATACTTCTTCAACACATCCAGAACGTCTTTTACGGTACGTACAGGGCGTTGCTTCTCATCTGTGATAGGTGAGCTTACTCGGTTACGTTCCACGTTACTGATGGCCTCTCTGAACGAAACGTCAGTGGCCTCACCTGTAGGTGTTTGGTTTGCTTTGTTGAACGTAACAGTGTTGGTTGGTTTGAACCTGTCCAAAGCTGCTTTCTTGTTGGTGAAGTCGAACATAGTTTATGTGTACCTTTTTACGCTACGGTTGGTTGTTCAATGGAAACAGACTTCAAGCTGTTGCCTTGGGCAAGAGGGTACTTGGAATCTACTCGTTTCACTTCGTTGCCTTGATCATCTTTAAGAACAAACACTGGTTTGTCTCGTGTACCTTCCACCTCAACAGAGGTGACAAACCCTTCTGTCTTGCCAAGTGAGCGAAGGAACAGGTTGTACTCTTTAGCCCTACGTGCTACTAATCCTTTGGAAGACTTCAGCTTACCTTGCTCACGTACATTCTTGTACAAGAACAGAGAGTCAGCAGCACCTTCTACATCACCTTCTTTCAGCTTACCTACAAAGGTTTCAGCATTGTTGAATGAACCAAGGTTAATGTACGTAGAGAACACAGCAGTAGCTACTTCAGGGCCAAGCTGGTCAAAGTCAAGTTCAGGCTGTTCTTCACGAATCTTGTCGTACATCTTTGAGTACACTTGAACAGCGTTCTCTCTACGATCAGACTTGTTGTTGTAACTCACACCAAACTGTCTTGCTGTAGCAGGAAGAACTCCATACCCGTAAGTGAACTTACCGATCTGGTCTTTGTGATCTTCTTTACCTTCCCAATCACCAAGAGTATCTACAAAAGAATCAATAGTGAACATATTATTTCCTACATTACCTTCTTCATCTTTATTATTTAATTGATTGTTTGGTTTGTTAGTTAAAGAATTATTCTTCTTAACACCATTATACTGTTGATCTTTGTTGTTGTCAACAGGTGAACCAAAGAAAGATTTCAAACCTTCAACAAACCCTTGTTGTGGTTTAGCAACAGATGAGGAAGGGTTGTTTGTTGATCCCTTTCCTTCCGTCTCTGTTGGTTGTACAAATTGTTTCAGAAGTTCCTTGAACATATTTATTAATCTGCCCATACTGAGTTGTAGTCTGTTGATCCGTTGACATGAGCCATTGCTTTGATCGAGTTGTTGATGGTGTTCTCAATGGTTTGCAACGCACGTAAGTCTTGCGAGTTGTTACTGGAAGGACGCAGTTTAATCAACCCTTCCTTGGTTACTTCTTTGGTGTACTTACCTTCGTAAGTCTTCAATCTACTCTGTGCTGTCTTCAACACATCGGATCCAAACTTCTCAACAGCAGGTGCAACACGAGCAATCAACTCTTCTTGGTTCTGTGATTGTTGGATGATACCAACCATCTTTGGATCAGCAAGGCCACCAATCATGTTGAACATAACGTTAGAGTTACCGCTTTCGTAGTCATTCAGGCCACGTACCACCAGTTTACTCATGGCAGTAGCACTGACCTCGTTGATGTCGTTTAAACCACGAATCGCCGTAGACAGGTCTGTAGCCTTCTCTGCTGCGTTGGAACCACCTGTCCTAGCGTCACCTTGGGTAAGGCCACCGGAAGTGCTCTGTGGCCCCAATACGTCCTGTGCCAACTGGTTAGAGAACTTACCGAGGATGGATCGTTGAACAACAGGATCTACGTTCCTCATGGAATTACCAAGCGCATCCAGTCGGGCTAATCTGTCGGCCAAGTCAGGTTGATTGTTGAACAGGTTGTTGACAGAGGCAGCAGTAATCAGCTTGTTACGGTTCTCCATAACGGTTGCATCTGCACCAGAGAACTCACCACTCAAAATCTGTACGTGTCCATCGTACAAGGTCTGGATAGCTTTGAACTTCTCGTCCACTTGGGCAGGAGTGAGCACACCGTTGGATGATTGGTATACCTGTGCTTTGACAGAGTTTACGTAAGTTGTCAACTGTGTCAACTTCTCTTCCCTAGTTGTGTTTGGGTTAGAGATAATGTTGTTGGCCTCTGTTTGATAGCCAGACAGAACCTTACCAGCAGCTTCACCCAACAGATCCATTGCTTGCAACGCTGCATCTTCACGGCGCAGTTTGTTTGAGTCAACCCTACGGCGCAAGTCTTCCAGACGAAGTTTGTCAGCAGCAAGCTGTTGATCTTGAGACGCAAACTTCTCGTTGTACAAAGCGATAGCGTCACCGTCTGTCATGGATGTGGTGTTGAATCCGTTGTTGTTCAACGTGTCACGGATCTTGACCATACCTGCTTCGTAGTTCTTCTGTTGCATGTCACGCAACTCTTTCTCTCGAACTTCCAGATCTTCGGCCATTGGGTTTGTACGCTTGAACACATCGTCAATCTTTTCCATTGCCTCTGGATTGTTAGCGTACTTGGCAGCAAGGGCCACGTAGGTCTTGTTACGGGCAAGGTCTACATCAAGAGTACGAATACCTTGTACCTCAAGAGAAGTAATCCGCTTACCTGCCGATTCAATCTCATCAAGAACAGTAGGATCAATAGTGGATGCAACAGACAGTTCAATGTCTTCGTTGATCTCACCCATAACGGCGGCTGCTTCTTCAGCATCTTTCTGCTCTTTGTACTGGCCGTACAACTCTAGGCCAACACCAGCAATCTTGGCAAAGTTCTCAAGAGATGAGCTTGGCCGTTCAAAGTTGCGCCCTTCAGCACCAACAAGAGGTGTGATGGTTGGGGGTGCACCAAGGATTTGTTGAATGTCTGCCATTATTTGTAAGCTCTCATACGTTCAAGTTGTTCAGTAAGGATACGTTTCTCGTCATCGGTGATTGGGGCATCCCTGATTGTGTCCAGCAAGTTACCGTTAGGAATCACGCTGTCACTGAATGTTGCATCAAAGAGTCGATCACGGAACTGATCTGTCTTTGTAACACCACTCTTCTCTACTACGTTGAACACTGTTTCGTAGAAAGCGTCACGGTTAATCTCAGACAGAGAGTAGTAGTTCAAAGCGTTCACTGCATCAACCACTTCAATGATTCGATCTATCGTTTGTTCACCCGCTTCAAACCCTTGGAGCAGTGGCATCAACACAGTTGTTGCGTAATCTGTAGCAGCCTCTTTAACCTTCTTGCTTAACCCGGCATTATCCATACCAGAGTATTCACCAAAGAATCTGGCTTGTGCTACTCGTAGGTCGGACTCTTTGGCTGAAGGAAGGCCTGTCAGAAGGTAACCTACCAACTCGCCTTTGGTTGCCTCTAGCACAGGATTGCCACGGCTGTCAAGTTTACTTCCAATCTCTAAGCCAATTATACCACGATATGACTGATTAAACAAGGGGAAACCTTTCAAAGTTTCTACCGCAGTACGTAGTGCAATCTCTGGAGCCTCTACGTTTGTTGTCCGGTACATCTTGTACCCAAGTGTCAACGGCTTAACGATCATCTCTGGCAAGGCCAAAGCAGGTGCGTTAAGAGATACGTAGTCCCCAAGATTGCCCAACTTCTTTGTACCGTCAAACAGCTTCAACAAGGAGTCAGGTGTGATCCCAACAAAGCCAGCGTTAGTAGGTGCAAAGGCTGACGTATCAAGGTCAGTATACTGGTCAGGGTTGTCTGCTACACTCAGCACAGTGTCGATCATCAATCCACCGATACCGTCCCTCAGTGCGTTACGTACTGTTGGATCCATGTTGTTTGTGTCGATACCGTTCTCTTGCAAGAACCTATCGTACACGTTCCACGCACCATATCCACCCACACCCCAAGTCAACAGAGAAGCAATAGCCATACGCTGAATCTCTGCACGAGAGAACCCTTGTTCGATTGGGCCACCAAAAGCACCCATCAACCGACCAGTCATCTTAAACTGGTGAGACATAAACTGTGTCAAGATACCAAGGACACCTTGAGTGTATGGCAACTGGTCAGATCTGTTCTGGTTCAACGACAACTGTTCTGCAAAAGCAGCTACCTTTTCAAAGTCTTGTTTGGTTGTAGGTGTACGGCCTTCTTGCACTTTGAATCGGTTGTAAGACACCAAGAAAGATCCACGCTTGTCAGCCTTCAGACCAACATCAAAGCCGTAACCTTTTACCGTATCAACAAACCTGCCAATGCCTTGAGTGACCACGTTGCTCCGTGTAACTGTTGCATCTGACAAAGAGCCAATGGTAAATGCGTGGTTAGATATCAACTGGTTCAGGCCAGATTCGTTGTACGCCTTGACAAGTGTCTGTGCTTCTTTGACATCCATACCAAGCTGTCTTGCTGTCTTAGCCACATCAAGGCCAAGAGGCGCACCTGACAGAATAAGGAAGTCACGGGCAAACTTACCTGAAGCAGCATAAGACAAACCACCCTCTGCACCTACGTACATGGGAATCATTGTCATTTGCAACAACGCTTGACGGAAAGGGTTAAGACCAAGGTAAGCAGCAAACGCAAATGACTTACCAATGTTGGCTACGTTCTGTGTTTGACCGCTAATCTCTCGACCCACGTATTGAGAAGCGTTGTTCAGCTTACTACCTGTCTTACCAATCCCTGCAAAGAAGTCGTAGATGTCGTTCTTCACAGCTTGAGACAACAGACCTGCTTGAGACGGGTGTGTACCGTTCACCATGTTGATGAAGTCCCACAACCTCTTGGCTGCTTTGTACTTCTCTTCAGTCATGGAGTCAGGACGGACAGGTGGGTTCAGCATGTCAAACTGTTTGAACTCAGGGAATCCGTTTTCCCACATCTTACGGGCAGCAATTGTCCACCGGGTAATACCGGCATTGGCTGAACCACTGCTAACGATACCACGGATAGCTGCTTCTGGCCCCATTAACCCTGACATTGTACCGTCAAAGTTGCGTAGAACTTCTTTACGTTCGCTTGTCCACAACAGACCTTGAGCATCCAACTCTTCCAGTTCATCAAAGGTTCGTGCTTGTTCTTGCAAGTTGGAAGAACGAATGGCAAAGAACTCTTCCCCTGTCTCGTCAGCCAGATCCTTTGCTACACGCTCTGCCTCGTCAATAGAGTTGGCTGTGTACATAGCACGAGTAGATCCGTCAGCCATGCGCTTACGAACAAAAGCCGGGGCTGTGTAGAACCGCGGTAAGTATCCGGGAACCTTTCCAATGATTCGCTTTGGAAGAGGGGACAGAGACTCGCCTTTAGGGATACGTGCGTACTGGGCACCTACACCATCACCCTTAACTTGGAAGTAGTCGTACTTCTCTGCTTGTTTGGAAGAGTTGCTTACGATAGAGCCAGTGTCTACATCGAGTACACGGTTAGGTACAAACCCTTCCTCTACCCTGCGTACCAGAAACTCTTTACCACCTTTGGTTTTGAATGCGTTCCACCCTTCATCTTGAAGTCGCATACGGACGGTTTCGTTCTTCAACAACAAGGTTCGATCTGCTGCATCTCGTACAGCGTTGTACGCAAGCACTTGGCTTTGGTCAAACCCACGGGCCACAAGCTCACTGCGGGTAAACGTCTTGCCTTGAGTGTCGCCTTCTTGCAACACTTCCGCTACAGCAGCACGTTTCTTGCCCCACAGTTTTTCAAAAGGTTGAATGATTTGCTTCAGTGTTTCTTCTTCTTTGGCAGAACGAAGAGCAGCTACGTTAGAAGACTTTACCAAACGATCAGAGAACTGTAACCCTTTACCAAAGAGTGCAGCCCACCGGCCACCTTTGATGTCAAGCTCTGACATTGGCAGCAGTGTGTCGTTTGAGTATGTGTCTTTGCCTTTGATAGAAGCAATGAAACCACCTTCTACCTTTTCAATCTCGTAGGATCCTTTAGGCATGCCGAACAAATCAAGCTCACGTTCAAGGCGTTCAGCGTTCTTGAATGGCTTACCGTTCTTTGTACCCAACCTCATGCTGTATTCAATACCGTCTTCCACAGGGTTAATCACTGTGTCGTGAAGGCGCACACCAAAGGTTTGAATAGCAACGGCCTTGCGAGACACCTCAGTGAGTGCCTGTTGGCTTGCTTCGTCCAGCAAAGGGTAAGTGTAAGGTGCGCTGCTTGGAGGCACTGGTGATGTCTTAGGTAGGATCAAAGAACCTGTAACATCTTCAGCACGAGTACCGATCTCAAACATCCTGTCGATGTCATCCATGCTGTCGAACAGTCGGCGTTGTCCTTCTTCTGTCAACGAAGCAATTTGAGCAGGGGAGCCTTGTACCATCTCGATACCAAGGTTGTCAATTACCTTTTTCCCTACCCCTTTTGCTACAGTTCGTGCTGTACCGCCCAACCCTACGTACTCAAGAATACCAAACACATCGTCAACAAAGTTACGAATTGTGTTGACATCTCCTTTGGCCCTTGTCTTTACTCGAAGATCCAAGTCATCCAGCATAGACTCAAGGGCGTAAGCATTGTCTGTAAGATCGCCAGCACGAGAACGGAACTCACCAATCAAAGCACGAGTTAACCGTTCTGCTTCTTCTGGTGACTCTGCGTTTACAATCTGTTGGGCAGCGTAATCAATCACTTGGCCCATGTTGGCGTAGTCAGTGATGTCTCCGGCTTCAGGGAACACAGCACGTACAGAGTTTACTACGGTTGTGCCGTAAGCTGGTGAGAACAAGAACTCGGCTGCTTGTCCTACGTTTGCCAATAACCCTTGGTTTTCTTGACTGGACACTACAGCATTACGAGCAAGGTTCATGTGCATTTCGTACCTTGAAAGGTTGGTGTCTTTTTCCAACTCTTTCTTGATTACCTCTTTACCAACTGCTTGTTCTTCAGCGTTAGCCAGTTGGTTGTACATACCAGATACGCTGTCTTCGTACTCGCCTTTGCCAAGACGCTCACCCATAGACCGGGCTGTGTCAACATCAAGAGAAAAAGATTGAAGCATACGCTCTGCCTCTTTCTCAATGTACACATCACCAGCATTTACAGCTTTCTGTTTGGCAAGCTCTGGATCGGTACCTCTATCACTAATGATTGCACCAACTTCTTTCAGATAGTCTTTGGCGTTGGCAGCATTAGCTTGGCCTAGAAATAAAGCCTCAATAGCTGGATCTACTTGTCCTTGATCGAACGGATTCATTTATTTCCTTGATGTATCAAATCCACGGGCGTAAGGGAAGGCTTGTGAAGCAAGGCCAGCAACAGCACCGTAACCTCTTGCTCTTGATTCAAACCCTACTTGACGATTCAACGAGTCAATGTTCTGTTGTGCAAGCTGATCCATCTGACCAGCAAACGCTTGGTTAGCATTCATCTGTGATGTGTACGAAGCTGTTGCACCAGAGAACCCAGAAGCCATTGCCCCGGAAGATTCACTCACAATACCAGAGTTTACCCCGGCTGCAAGTGCAGATGCTTGAGCTACACGAGATTGACGCAACGCCATAACACGTTCACGTTGAGAACGGATTGTCTCTCTTCGCTGTGCAATTTGATTCTGCCGTTGCACTTCGGAAGCTGCTTTCTTTTCTTCTCTACGCTGTTTAACAGTAGAGGCAACAAGGACAGCACCTACAATAGCGGTTGCTATACCCATAGTTATTTCCCCTTTTTCATAAATACGTGTTCGTACAAAACGAACCCTTGTTTTTCCATTGAAGACATAGCACTTGGGTTTGGTTTGATTGAGAACATAAACATATCTACTTGACCTTCAAACTCTTTCTCTACAGTTGACATCATTCTGCCAGCCAACCCTTTTCCTCTGTGATCTGGGTCTACGTACATCAACATTTCTTGAACCATTACGTAACCAAGCATAGGGTGTTTGGTTTTAAAGACAACAATGTATCCACAAGGCCAGCCTTCAGGTGTTGCACAAACATAAGAGTGCATAATTCCTTGTTGAGTAAGTGTCAACAACTGTTCCCAATCAGCGTTCTTCCCAGATAGGTCAACTCCTGTAAAGTATTTCTCCACCTCATCGTGTTGTTTCTTACCAAGGTACAGGAACACATCTCGATTCTTAACCAGATCAACTTTGTGAATTACGTAGTCATTGCTCATGTGTGTTACAATCCGTTGGCTGTGTAAGGGATGCTATACCCAATAAGAACAAAGTCTTTTCCTTCTTGTGACTCATACCGAATTGCAAGGCTTCGTCCTTTTCCTCGTACCTTCAGTTTAGTATACACGATTCCTTCCCCGTTGTCAAGAGACCCGGCAGCAACAGTAGGGTCTTTACGGAACCTATACGCTTGTTGAGCTTGACTGAATCTGTTTCCTAACGAATTTTTGTGCCAATCCCAAAGACCTTGTGCAGTGCAGCCAGACGGCCTGTCAAGGAACAACGAACCTGCTCCGTTGCTCAAGTAGCTCATCTCCGTAACAAGAAACAAAGAGTGGAGATATACCGATTGCTTATATCGTTGCAAGTCACCCAAAGTTTCAGGAATGGTAACAAGATAGCTTGTGTAGTTGATAGCTTGTCCTTGCGGATTCGTGACATTACCAAAGTCCTTGAAAGAGAGAGAAGCAAACTCACACAGAACAACATCTGTTTCAGTCAGCACCAAGACCTTAATGTTGTTGGCAATAAAGTCAGGCAGTTCTGCACTTGACAAGCTAGTGATCACTGGATCTGCTCCTATCAAAACAGGGTCTTCATCAATAACTACTTCATCTGTTCCAACAGGTACAGTGGGTGCAAGTGATGCAAACCCTGCTACAATTCCAAACGTATTTGACTTAAAGAAGCTGTACTTGGTAAACGCACCAGTACGTGCATCAAGGATCAAGCAAGCGTTGTACAAGTTTGTTTCATCTTCAGTTGCGTGAAACCAAAACATCTTCTTACTAATTGGATCGTAAGTACCTTTGGCTTTCTCACGATACTGCAAAGGAATCTCTGCATAGTATTGAAGAATCTTTTGTTCAGCAATGTCTTCAATCTTTGGTACAAACTCACCACCTGTCACTACGTGTACAGAGTTCTCAGCAAAGAAAGCAATGGCTGTGTCTGCTTGAATTACTGAAGATGCAGAGATGCACCCTGTGCTTGACAGCTTATCCACACCGTAGTCAGTAGCCCGGAATCCAGAGTCAGATCCACGGATGTACCACACACCGTTCTTTGCCATCACCAACATACCTTGTTGGAATGGAATCAATCGCTCAATAGAATCTGCTTCTGGAATGTAAACTACACCACCGTCTGTGTCCAATAGATCTGTAAAGTGTTCAGAGGTTGGGTCGTTCTCTTGACCAAATACACCAGAGTCAGATGGTGTTTGAATCACCTTGGAGAAGTATACACCGTTTGGACGTTTCGGATTTACATCCCCAGCGTACCACACCCGGCCTGAAAAGAAAGCTGTTGTCCTGTACGACTTAGAGCTTGGTTCATCATAAATAGAACTAAGAACTAAAGGAGATGTAAGTGTGGATCCCGTAAGACCATCAAACGTAGCAATGCCGTTTCTTACCCCAGTAAGCGGGTTTAGTTTAAACCGTCCTTTAGGTGCAGGAGAGTTACCGAACTCTTGTCTACGAAGAAGTGCTGCATCAAAATTGTCATCAGAGTTTTTGCCTAACACCCACTGCTGTGCGTTAGTCGGCCAAGTACCAATAGCTGCTCTGTACGCTTGAATTAAGTTCCGTTGTGCTGTATTTTCATCTTGCCTCCACCCTTGGTTTAAAAGGTTGTACAAGTGAAGGTTCGTCAAAGGATCAGGTTGTTCTTCATCAAATTGAAGCCCATCATCTACCCCGGTAAAGTCACGGATAAAAAATCGTTGTGTAGTTCCGTTCTTCTCTGTACCTACTTCATACAGAATAAAGTTGTCTGAGTCTACATCGTACTCAATGTAGATTGGTTTAAGAGCAGGAGAGGCCAACCACAAACGACCAAACCCAGATGCCGATTGAATCTCTTGTGCTGCCCCTTCAGACTCAGTGGCATTGTAAAGATAAGGGATGGTTGACAAGGTAACAGAGTCACCGTTGTCTTTTGATCCAGAAGTTGATACAGGTTCTACATCTCTCTTACGAATTACAAGAGAATTACCTACTTGAATTACAACATATCTACGAAGAGAATCCCCGGCTGCATTGTCCCAGATGTGAGTAGAGACAGCTACAGACGAGCTTGCTGAAGAGGTGATAGACACACCACCTCTTTCTATATCAAGCCCGTATCTGCGCTTTATAGAGCCTTTGAGTTCAATGTCGCAGTTGTCAACATCTTGAAGCGCGTTCTCAGGAAAAGTAATCCCTGTGGCTTCAGTAATGAATCCATTGACAAAGTTTACATACGGCTTGTCTTGTGCAATACGGGCCATGTTTGGTTCTTAGTCCACAATGTTCTTTCGTTGTTTGTACTGGGTCAAGGCCCACTGTGCATTCTCGTAAGAGGTGAAGATTCCACTTAGATCTTGAGCAAGCTCCCCACCCTCTTTGATCTTGATGGTAAAGAACCTACCACACCGGGTACGTTCAACCACAAGAGTCCTTCCGTTCTTTGTTTCACCGACTTCAACTTTGTTTGGTGAGGCCAGATCCACTGCATCTGGGTTACGAGGTTCTTGTTTAACTGTTGCTCGGTTACTTCCTACCGTACTTCTTCGGGGCATAATCTCGGTTCCTTGTTTTACTTTCTTCACGTCTTAGTTGTGCTAGTTGACGGACGATACGCTGTTCATCAACAGGTGAAGATGTTTGTTTAAAGTACAGCATTGCTGCTGCATTGAGGGTGTGCTGAAGCATCGGTACAACTGCAACCGGGACATCAGGCACATGGTCATCATCCACTGTGAAAGAGGGGATAACTACACCATACACTGAAAACTTGTCGCTGTCAACATAAGTTTCAACAGATGCTTTGTACGCATCCACTACAATGTTCTCATCGTCAAAGCTAGTCCAGTATTCAGGCTGTCGAGAAGTATCAATGTAGAACTTAAAACTGCCTACAGTTACAGCAACTTTGTCATCTCCACCACGGCTGAACTTCTTTACGAAGTCAACAGGCGACAGATAGTGCAACTCACGGTACTCAAATAAGCCAGTGGACGACACATCGTAAGCCACGTACATAATCTTTTTGATGTTGTCATCAATCCCTACTTGGGTAGGACGAGTAGGGCCAGTGATTGTACCGTCAAGAGTTACAGGTTGTTGTAACCAAGTCCACTCTTCTCGGTTAATAAACTCAAAGAAACACTCTTGCAACAGATTGGCTACCTGTTGAGATTCAACTGTGTCAGTAATACTGTCAACTTCATCACTGTCCATAACTGACAGACAGTTTTTTACATACTCAAGAACAGTTTTTTTAGTAGCCATTACACAACCACTCCATTAGCACCAGAGCCAATTCTAAAAATATCAATACGTCTTGCTGCGATAGTAGCCGTACCAGTGTTTGTATTTAAAAATATCTGAACACCGTTAGCAAAAGCAGTGTCATAGGTGTAAATAGATTGGGTTCTTGCAAAACTAAACGGAGGTGTTTTTGTTACGTTAACGTCATCGTTAATGATTGGAACAGTAATTGTTGTTGGGTTGTTCCCTATATCATAGGTTTTTGTAAGAAAAGCAGGTGCCCCAGAAGTTGCTGTAATGGTCAAGCTAATACGAACAATATAGCTGTCCCCTGCTGCACAAGGTTTAATTTTGTTTGTAGATGTATCCCACAAAACATCTGATCCACGGATGCATAGTGGTAGGTGGGATTGTCGTGATTGAGAACCAAGTCCGTCAATAGTTAATCGTACAGGGGTTGTCCCAACAACAATAGTAGGTGTACTAAGGCTATCTTGAGATGCTTCCCAACCTTGGTAGTTAATTTGATCGTTAGCAATTAGAGCAGCAAGGGTATCTGCATACGTACTGTAGTTGGCTGTATCTGATAAATCAGCGTGAACCAATCTACGTAAATCAGATTGACCGGCCAACGTAGAAGAAGGGGTAATTACTTTACCACTGTCAGATGTCAACGCATCGGTAATGTGCTTCGGCTCGTGACAGTCAGCGTTAAGGATAGCGTTGTGTTGTGTAGGCATAGTGGTTTGTTAGATCCAAAAATAAAAAAGGGACAGGGATAGAATCCCCATCCCCCCATTCAGCCAAGGATAACTGAATTAAGCAGTGGTGTATTCGATCACTAGACGACCTGCACCTGCAACCAAATCAGCTACGCTAGGAACGATAGTGACTTGAAGAGGATCTGTCAGTGAAGGAATGGTGCCGATGTCAGCACCGTTGCACAGAACAACTGTACCGGCAGCAGCATCCCAAGCTACGGCAGCATCAATACCGTCAGCATCTACTACAGTACCATCCAACTCGGACAGGCCGATGTTGATAGTGGTAGTGCCTGATGTAGAATCAAATGCTTCGTCTACGATCAAGGTTGCTGACTTAATCAACGCACCAGCAGGAATAGCTTGGATCACTGCGTCTGTTGCGTCAGTGGTTGGTAGGTTGTTGTAAGTTACAGGAACAACCAACTCTTGTGTCTTACCACCTTTGTTGGTCTTAGAAGGGGCCACTTGCTCAGTATCACGAGGGCCATAGAACACACGAACTGTGTTTACTTTTTGAACTGTCATGTTAAATCTCCAAAATTGGTGAAGGTTGGTGAAGGGGCCGAAGCCCCATCAGTGCTTACTTGTATGCAGAAGCAGAAGTCAACACAGTCACCAGTGTTTGAGGACGCTGAAGACCAAAGCCCCAACGAGCAGTTGTTACATACTCGTCACGCTGGAAGTCTTTGTTGTACTCACCATCGGTGTTAGGAGCCTGTCGCCATGCACCCATGAATGGCTTGTGCTGGTCGTCCAACACAGACATAAACAGGTTAGCTACGCCACCAACAATCTGCTTGGAAGTAGCGTGAGGGCCACCGTTGATGGTTTCGTCAGCAATACGTGGCAGACGGTCAGACACATAGATGTCAAAGCCGTAGATGTTACGTACAAAGCGGCGACCACGAGCAAAGCCGGTGTTCACGATACCTTCAAACTGAGGGTTGTTGATGAACGCTTGGTTGCCAACAGCTACGTTCAAAGCAGCTTCAGTTACAGGATCCACGATGGCGATACGACCTTCATCTGGTACGTAGGCTTTATCCAAAGCCAGCTTTGCGTACAAGAAGTCTTCCAAGGTGATGATACCAGTGGTAGAGCCAGAGGCAGCTACCCAACGGTGTGCGAAACCGTTGATGGTGTTGGGATCAGCCAAGGTCTGCTTGTTGGCTTGGGCCAGCATATCAGACTCGTAACGCTCACGAATGATACGTAGGTGTTCACGAGGGATAGCAGCTTCAAGAGCAGCAGCTTTGTAGCCATCTTGTTGCAGCTTACGTGTGATGTAAGAAGCAGCAGATACATACTCGGTGATTGTCAGTTGGATCTGACCAGTGTCAACAGCATCGTACTGAACGGCTGTGTCTTCTGTGTAATCACGCAGAGTGGTTTCACCCATTACAGGGATGTACAGAGTGTCACCGTCACCGAAGTCAGACACATCACGGTGCAGACCATCGGGCAGGAAACCCTCGTTGATTTGTTCCAGCATGAACTCGCTGAACACTTGTGCCTTGATTAGAGGACTTTGATTGCTAGTTACGTTCGACATTTATCGACTCCACTTAGGTTTGTTGAATTTAGGTTTTACTTACCAGATAGTTCATTGAGACGTTTCAAGTAAACACTTACACTGTCACGGGTTGTTCGAGTAGCACTGTACCCGGAACTCTTTGATTCAGTGTTTTTTGGTTGACCAAAAATATCTCGTTGAGAGTTACCTTGCAACAAGGCTGAACCTTTTGGAGCCGAGCCGTTAAGCTCAGGAAACAACTTCAAGAACATCTTGGGCTTAGTCTTAGCAAGCTGGGCTGCTTCCTCTACGCTCATGTCGTTCTCTTTTGCTACTTGCTGTACCTTGGCATTGGTCTTGTCACCAAAGGTTGCAGTCAACTTAGCAGTCACTTCACTCCAGTTCTGTTCCTGTTGTTTAGCAGTCTGTTGGTTTTGAAGCTGTGCCAAGACTTGCTTGGTAATGGCCTCTGGATCAACAGTTTGGGTTGGAGCAGGTGTGTCCTTATCCTTCCCGCTATTGACCTGATTAAGCAACTCACGTGCTGAAACTTGTTCTGCCAGTTTCTTGTTGACCTCTTCCAACAACGCACGATCTTGCGCACGTTCTTGTTTCAAAGTCTCAATGAAACTGTCTGCACTTGAGAGCTTGGTAATCAAGTCCTCTTTTGTGAACTTCCGTCCGTTAAACTCCAACACAACAGATGGGTCGTCTTGTTTGTTGTTGTTCTCTTCTGGCTTCACTTGATTGCCGTTGCTGAAATCGGTCTTATCTTCAGGCTTGGCATTGCTTGGGGTGGTCGCCCCGTTTGTAAAATCTGTCATTGTTTAATTCATCCTTGGTTGTTGAGAAGGCTTAAAGCGTACCTTAGTCCTTTTCTGTACCCAAGCAGGTTCGCTTGAGCAGCTACAAAGTCAGAGCATTTAATGTTTTCCTCCGACTCACTTTTAAGTATAGCAGATTCTAGTTCATCTGTCAATACCTTTTTTAAAATATTTGTGAAAGTTTGTGCAGATTCAAAAGACAACTTTAAATCTACATTGTTTTCCTTGGCTTGCCTTACGATACGACTGTTGTATTTTTCCGACATCTTTGATTCCTTGTTGTTAAACTTCAGGTGGTACTTCTACCGCATCTGTCAGCGCTTGAGCGTTCTGTGCAGCTTGCATTGTTCTGTTCAGTTCCAGTTGTTCGGACACAGACCCAAACGGTACAAACAATTCCATGTTCTCGAAGTTCAACGCATCGGCCCAAGCCTTTGCCCGTAGCTTTGGAGGGAAGTGTACCTTCATCTCTGGATCGTTAGCCAGTACCAAACTGAACTGCTGTAGTTCCTGTACCAGTTGGGCACGTTTAGCAAAGTGAGATGCACCACGGGCTTTCAACTTACCACGGGCAGTGAGGTCTTCTTTGGTGATGGTCAAGAACTCAATCACACCATCATCATCATCAATCACCTTGGCTACGTCTGCACTGGACAGGTTCTTTACTGCCACTTCCAACTCACCGTTCAATATTGGTTCAATGATTTCACGTTCGAAATCTTCAATCTTTACTTGGAACAAACGACCAGCAGCGTTCTGTAGTTGTTGGATTTCAAACGCAGTCTTCTCACCTGCTGTGCGAATACCCATAGCTTCTCGTGGAGCACCAGCAAAGGCTTCCATCTGTGCTTCTTTAATTTGGATCTGAAGGTCAGCCTGTAGTACGGTGGCATCAGGAGCAAGGTTAGATACACTTCCTTGCCCATCGTCAATGTAGTAGTTGGTTACAGGGCCGTTCTCTTCGATCTGTACGTTACCTACGTGGACACGATCAGGGAATAGCATCTGGTCAAACGCATCAGCACGAGCGTTCTCAAGGTGGTTGATAAGGTATTGCATACCAACCAAGTTGTCCAGTGGCCCTTGGCCCCACAGATTGTCAGGACGCTTTCTCCACGAACTGTGGTAGATCTTACCGAACCCTTGGAAGTCATCTTGTCCTTGATTACGGACAACAAACTTCCTATCAGCTACGGTAATCAATCGGTCTTTCATCAACGTGTTAGTTGAACTATCCCAGATGTCACCAATGAACTCAATCAACTCTACCTTTCCAGAGCGAAGATATGCAGCGTAGCTGTCAAATCCATCCATACGCTGTTGGTTATGTTTGTTGATGTCGATGTCTGTGTACCCGGACATAGAGGTGTAGTAGTTCAACACATCCTCTACTCGCTCCATATCAAAGCCAGCATCAGGACGTTCCAGCACGTACCGGGCAAAGTCACCACGACTAATCAATCTACGGAACATCTTGGGAGACTTCTGAAAACTCTCAGCAGTGAAGTCAAACACAATGTCGTAAGGAGAAATACGGTTGACTCGTGGGCCTTCGTAGACCACCACTTCTTCACCTGTCGATTGATCGTAAGCAGTTTCTCGTACATACTCTACGTGAGCAAAGCAGTTACCAGTCTGCACCCAATCGTTCAACAACTGCTTCATGGTGTCGTTAAACCCAGAGTAGTCATGCTTGGTACGCAGGTAGTTGACGATAGCTTGACGCTTTTTGGCCGTGGCTTCGTCAGGTGTAGCTGGATCAAACGTAAAGAACTCACGCTTGCTGAACAACGCACTGGCATAGTTGGCACCAAGGTTGTCGTGGATCTGTGTGATCTTTGGAATGTGAGTAGAGTGTGACCACTCGTTCTCTACGTTAGCTGTCTCACGAGTAGATGTAGCGTACACGTACTGTATCACTTCTCCAACACGTTTCTTCCACACCTGTTTACCGGCATCCCAAGATTCAAACCGTTGAGCAATATCTTCTGCTACCCAGTCTGATTGATAACCGTTAATCTCTACTGATCCACTCATCGTCTGCGTCCACCGAACCGTTCATGTGTAATAATGTTCTCACCCCTACGTACAAACCCGTGTTGACGGGCAGAGGGAGGCTTGCTAATCTCTACTGCTGCTGCTACGGCATCTTTCAAGTCATCATGTGATGGGCGTTCAAGAATCAACTGCTCTTCGTAGATGCTCATGTACCCGCCTCGGTAGTGCCAGATTGATCCTGACTCGTACCGTGGTTCAAGAATAGCAGCAACCCGTTCAACCTTTTCACCCCGGCTTTGTTTACCTTCTACAACAAGCGGGATACCTTCCTTTCTAAACTGATCTTTGATGTACTCAATGATTACACTGGCACCAGCGTTTGATTCAATCCGTACCTTTTTAAATCTCCACTTCTCCCACAACCTTTCAAGGGCCATGTAGTAATCGTGGTACTTAGAAGTTTTGAATTGATCTAACTCCAACAGGTAGATATACCCATCACTATCCACCCCAACAACAGCGTAAGCTGTAAAGTCAGAGGTAGCTGCTGTAGTGTATGCCAAGTCACCAGCACAGAAAATTGCCAAAGGCTTACTGTTAAAATACCACGTATCGTTATCAAATGTCAAGTGTTTTCTGTCGTAGTATTGGAACTTGTCTCCGTCTACCCGTTCGCTTTCTGGGTCGTTTGGGTTGTTGTAATACTGTGCGTAATACTGTGCCCGTTCACCAGCCCGAATGTACTTAGCCCGGATCTTACTCAACTCTTTGTTGTCAAACCCGTACCACTTACCTGTGGTTGGACAGATCTCACGGGGCCACAAGAAAGATCCGTTCTCTTCTACCTCACGAACAAAACTGTCGTATAGTGGCCGGGTGTCTACGATCTGCCCTTCATCATCAAACACTTCGTAGTTCATAGTGAGTAGCATGTTGTAGATGTCGTCACCGTGGTAACGAGTACCTGCTACTTTTGTGATCGCCCCTGTGTTTGCAATCGAACTAAATTGCGAATAAGACGCTTGTACCTTTTGGCGGCCCTCTTTAGTATACGCATTTGTTGGCACCACGATGTCATCGAAAACAAGAACGTCACAGTGAAGACCAGTAGTATTACTGCCAACCGAACGTGCAGCAACAGTGCGGTCGCGTACCCCACGCTCTTTCCTAAGCGGATGATCGACTTTAATATTCCGAGCACTCCACTCTTCCCTTTTGGCTTCTTCAGGAACAATCATATCAGGCCAGTACCGGGTGTACACAGGAGATTCAAGGATTGACTTGATGGCATACAACTGCGAGATTGCCAAGTCTTCTGTGGCCGATACGTACAGAATGGTTGTGTCTGGGTGTTTAGTAATCCACCAAGCACACCACACAGCGATCAAGTGGGACTTCATGTGAGATCGTGGCAACAACAACAGTTGATCTGTTGAAGCGTTGGGATCTGACAACCACCGCATTACTTCGTAGTGCACCTCTCCGTACAAACGTGACGGGTTGACGAGCTTTGCAAACACCACAAAGTCGTCCTCTGCCATCTTTTTAATTTGTTCTTTAGTCGCCATATAAGAGGTATTGTATCACGTTACTTGGTTCGTGTCAACGGTGTGATACGAGCAAGGTCACTTGCAACATCATCCTCTTGTTTGGTTTGTTCTTTTGTCTTGGCCGTAGAAGTCTTCTGACGAGGTTTCTTTGGCTCGTGACTGAAGTAGTCAAGCAACATCTTAGAAGCTGTTGTGCTTCCTTGTCCACCCTCCAGAACTGTACGCTCAAGAGAACTACGGATGGTAGCTTTAATCATCATGTCTTGTTCAGCCTCCCACATGGAAAACTTCTCTTTAAACCATTTCAAACCTTTAAGCATTTCCCACTGACGGATGTTACCTACGATCTTACGCATGGCATCGTACTCGTTTTCAGCATAGATGTAGCACATCCAAGCAGAGGGTATCCACCGTTGAGTTACCTCACACCACTGCTCGGTCTCAGACAGAGACCACTTGACTTCATCTTCTGATCCTTTTGGACAGGTCTCAAGGAATAAAGATACGGTACGGAACCTAAGGTTACTCTCTGCGTGAATTCCTGATCGTGGAAGGTGAGGAAATTCTTTGTAATTAAAAACTACAGGGTTGTCCTTGTTGTGCATAATTTACACCAATCCTAATTGTTTTGCAATGAATGTTATAAGAGTACCAACAAACACAAAGCCGCCCTTTTCCAACACTTGCATACCAAACGAGTTTTGTTTAGTCACAAGAGTAGTCTCTAAGATAGTCAAACGTCTATCAAAGTCAGCTTGTTTTGTTTCAGTCTGGTCAGCCCTCCACACAAGACGATCAATCTTTTCGTCAATATGTTTAAGCAAGACTGCTATCTGTTCGTTGGTTACGTGTTCCATACATACTTTTATTAGATGTTGTCAATTCCAAGCCGCAAGGCTGTCTGCGAACTTGGTGAACTCAGAGAGCCAGAAGTTTTTGGAGAGTTGCATACTTAACCTTTATAACTTAGAACAACACCGCAACTCGGCTTCTGAAAAATACTGAATGGCGGCGGTGATTGGTTGCATTTTAAAACCTTAAATCGCTTGCAACATGAAATTAAAATTCATGTCTGCCAATGCACCCGCAGGATTTGTAAAATAAATTTCAAACGAATTGGTTGAAAGAGCCATGCCTGAGCAATAACCCGTTCCAGGTGCGCCAGAAGGTGTCGCTGTTACTGCATAGGTATTTGCAAGCAACCCCAAGTTGTGCCGTGCCCGGAAAGATTTTCTACGTGCAGGGTCACTTTTCTTAATTGTCATGTTGGCATCACCAAACCTGACGATTTTTTCTTTACCACCTTCACACGCTTTTACCACAGATTTCTTACCACCACTTTTCTGTGCTCTTGGTTTGTTGCAAGGCATCTTGGATTTTTCAATCTTAGCCATAGATGTTACTTCCCTTTTGATTGTGTAATCTTCAATGCTTGATCTTTTTCAAGGTATTCAATAGCCCTTTTAAGAAGATCAACATTGTCTTTTAATTTACCAATCCCAGTGTTGCAGGCTTGACAAAGAAGTCCTCTTATTTTTCCTGTAACGTGACAATGATCGACTGCAAAACGGTACCCTGTAGAGCAGTATGTTTGTCTGCAAATAGCACAACAACCTTCTTGAGAAGTAAGCATTTGTTCGTAATCTTGTTCAGAAAGGTTAAACTTCCTTTTAAGGTTGTATTTGTAATAGCTATTCTTTACTTTAGATGGGTTTTGTTTTTTCCACTCTTTATCTTTTTCATCCTTTTTATCTTTATTGTTTTTTCTCCAAGCTGTATTTGCAACGGAGTCGCACTCTTTACAGACAGCCCTATGTCCTCGTTTGGCTGTTGAACTTCTTTTAAAAGATTCTGTAGGCTTAGAAACATCGCAAGATTGACAGGTAAAACTATTCAACACCTATCCTCCCCTTAATTGTTTTTAATCCAGCCTGTTTAAAAAACCAACGTAGACCGAATGAAGCAGCCATGATACCAAACATACCAATCTGATACCAGAAAGGGAGTTCACCTACGAACACTACCCACTCAAGAGCGTCTTGTGGATAGAACCAAGCAACAACCAACGGAGCAAACCAGATGATTGTAATGAGTTCATCTTTCCAACTGTACTGTGCTTGACGGATAGCTTCAAGATCCCAGTCAGCTTCGCTTTGTGCTTGACGCATCAGGTGAGCTTTCTCTGCTTCAACACGAGCTTTCTTGAGGTCTACCCAACTGCCAAACACAGTAGAGATTGCAGTGGTAAAGATTGTCCAAGGGTTCACCTAAAAAAACCTCCAACACCTTTGCTGTTGTTCTTTACTGCTTGTTTGTAATTCTTGTTTCCAGTCTTGTTCATTTTGGAATCAACTTTCTTTTTACCGTCAGTCATCTTCTTCTTGTACTCAACACCTTCGTTGATTCGTTTTCCGATTGCTACTCCTGTAGTAGCTGCACCAGTAACCAGATTTGCCCTACCAATAAGACGACTTGCAGCCCTAATACCAGCCAACTTCTGAGTGTCTCTGGCCCCAACAGGAAGGGAAGATTTCTCTCCTGACTTGAGTGCTTTTTTAACACGACTAAAATCCTTTTTAACTTCGCTTTTTACATTCTCATTTAATGCAGGAGTAAGACGAAAAGCGTTGGTTGTTCCTTTCTTGGTCATAGGCGCACCACGATCTTTTGGAACTGCACTTGCTTGTTCTACAACCAGCATTGCATTTCTTTTATTGCCGAACTGCCCTTTAGCCGGACTGGTTTTTGCATTAGATTTAGTTTTCATTTTTTTATCTATTTCTCCGTAATGGATTGAGTTGTTACAACACGAAGCAGGGCAGATACAACACCTACTCCAACAGTAAACAGACCAAAGTGTTCATTACCTACGTACTGTTCAAACAGACTGAGGTTCTGTTCTACAACACCAACAGTAACCACAGCTACACTGAACCACATGGTCTTTGACTTGGCTGCTTTGACAAGGTAAGTTAACATTATTTCTTCATTCCTTTCTTTTTACGCTTTGCAGTTGACAGGGAGATAGCTACTGCTTGTTTCTGTGGATACCCTTCACCCATCAACTTCTTTACGTTGGATGAAACAGTTTTGTTGGACTTTCCTTTCTTCAGTGGCATGATGTTATTAAGCGTCCATGACTTCTAATACAGCAACAGAAACAGCGTTTCCATTCTTAATTGAATTAACACCTTCACCAATCCACAACACTTGTCCAGCAGGTAGTATTGCCTCTACACCTGCTCCGTTAATTTGATATTCAAAAGCCGAGTTAGTCCGTACACCAGCAATGTTGGTTGTATCTAAAGAGGCTCCTACAGCAAGACTGACTACCCTGTTAGGAGCAAACCAACTTTGATGTTGTGCACCAGCAGGAAGGTTTCTGATAAGTTTGTTAGGCATAGTGTGTTCTCTCTTTGTGTGTGTAAGTTATTTTTTTTAATGTATGTTATTATTATTATTTTTAGATATTATTACCCCACGTCAGCTTCCTTGATGAACTCTCCCATTATCCTTTATCTGTTCTACTCCGTGTTCCGAGTAACCAGTTCCGAGTAACGAGTACCACAAGTAACCTTTATCTATTGTCCTGTATCAAGCTATCCATTCAAATAAGGAGGATCAACCCTAACTACTTTTCATCTGAGGTGCCTTGGCTGTTTGTCAGACAAAGTACGAAGTGGCTGTTTGTTCAGACACTTACTCTCAGAATTCTCATGTCCCTTACAAGACTTCCGAGTTGTTTGTCATCCAATACGCACAAGCTGTTAAATCTGTTCTGCTTGTTTATCCCCGTGGGGTTCAGGTCGGACAAGAGGGAAGAGGTGTCTCGTCATTTAGCAAGCGTTCTCTCCCACTCCCTTTAAGTATACCAGAGTTGAACCTATGTGTCAAGAGGTAACTCAAAAATAATTTGAGTACCGATCGCATCGAAGATGCTCAAAGAGGTTTGGAAGAAAAAATTGGTGAGATATTTTTCTTGGGTCAGAACAGAACAGAACCCACCCCCATATCCCCCCTTATCCCCTACCACAAATCTTTCCCCGTGTACAGAAATAAAAAACTATTTGTCCAATAGGTAACAGTTATCAGACAATACTTGTTGTCAGATTGAATGTGACACTGCATCGTGTCAGATTGATTTGATAGGTAAATGGGGACAGACAACACCAACCTTGTTAACACTTGTAAACAAGCCACTCTTGGCACGATACTTGCTTTCGTTAACAGTTGTTAACATCCAATCCTAGCAGGTTGCTGGCACCACTGACGTGCTCGCATGGCACGATTCTTGCCTATAGCACAAACCATGCCAACCCAATTCTACTGTGTTTTTGTACAGCGTCCTAAAACGCGTCAAAACGCTCTGTGCTGCGTTTTTGGCCCTAGGGGTCACTCAGGTATTAAAAAATAAAATCGTGAGATCCACTGTATAAACGTACAGTGTTTTCAATTTTCTGGCACGGTTTTTGCTACGCGCGCATATTGCGCGTGTGTGCGCGTGACGCGTGCGTTTCAAGATATAAAGAAGGAAACCCCAATAGGTTTTGCCTATCGGTTTCCCGTTTCCGATAAAAATCTTTTTGTTGCACTCGGTTAAAAAATCCGGATAATTCAATTCCTGGACAGCGAACAACGGTTCAGCAATTTTTGACTAACACATTGGAGATTACATCATGGCAAACGCACTCTACACAGCAATTCTGGAACAGGCAAACAAAGGTAACAAAGTTCAAGAATTGGTACGCCAATGCTTTGTGACTAACGATCAAGCCACTATCACTGAAGCGGCACGAATGATCGACGAGAACCCACGATTCGACAAAGAACAATCACGGGCACGATTGGCCGGTCTTCGCATGGCTATGCAACGGGTTTGCAAGTCGATGGATTTGCCAAAAATGACAGTGAAGAAGGCCGATGGTTCATGGATTGTGGCGGTATCTGAGAAGAAAACAGACAAGCAAACCGACTTTGCTAAGCAATTGGAAAACTTGATCGAGAAGGCTCAAGAAGAAGGCCAGATGAAAACCTTGGAAACCTTGATGGAAAAGGCTTGGCTCATGTTGGTTGAAATGAACCACGCAGAACAGGCTGAGGTTTGATAACGGTTATCACCGGCTGACGTGGGTTGGCCGGTAATCTTGGAGAATGAATCATGGCTAAATCTTTTGACCAACTGTACATGGAACGTGCGCACAAAGATTCGCTCGAACGTGTGGGCAAACCTGAATTCAAAGCAGAAACACGGGCTTTGCGGGAAGAATATAGGGAACGTGGGCTTTACGGTACGTGGGGTGGCCGTCCTAGGACAGCGGACGAACGCTTGATGAAGCGTAACGCCAAGCAAGGCAAGAAGAACGTGGGCAAAGTAGGTATGAAAGCTACGAGTGGGCCTTGCTTTGTCACCAAGTACGATTCGAACGGGAACGTGGTGGACAAGTCCGTTCACTTTGTAAAGGCATGATAACTGTTATCACGAAAAAAGGGGAACAACATGACCAGAGAAGAGCGTAACTTCAAGAGATTGGAGGATGACAACGGCAGGTATGCTGGTGTAGAGTTTGACTGCGACTGCGGGGCTAGGCTGTATGCTTATGGTGGTGACACGGATTGTGACCACTGCGGGGCACTGTTCAACGCTAGTGGACAAAGGCTGGTTGACCCATCCCTTTGGGAAGAGCCTTGGGATGAGTATTGAATTTTTTTTTGTGATAACCGTTATCAATTTTTGACTGGAGAATATTATGATTAGCAAAGTAGTTTACCGCACTGGTTACGACAACAAACTGTTCGCTCTTGTTCGTGAAGGTGGAGAAAGTGTGTCTCTTGATGAGAATGTCCAATCTTTTCGTGGGGATACCTCTATCTTGAAAGGTGGTGATGCACCGCACAAGCCTTCAAGCACGGGGAAAGTGTATGTTGACGATGGGTCTGGTCGTGTGTCACAATACTTCCCTTCGGTGTTCGGATTGAAGTACGTAGAAGTAACAGGTGAGTTTCTGTTCACCAACTGATAACTGTTATCAAAAAAAACCATTGGAGAATATAATCATGGCTAAGTTTCTTGCACAGGTAGAAGTGTCTTTTAAAGAAGTGTACGGGGAGCAACGCGCTCAACATTCAGAGTACGTTACAGTCAACGCTCGTAACGAACGAGCAGCCGAGCAGATTGCTCGTGCTTGGGCAGAGAATGAGTTCGAAGATGTGGACTGGGCGTTTGCTTATGGCCTCATTGACATCACCAATGCACGTAGCATTGGGTTCACCAAGTAACACCTTTGATAACTGTTATCACCACGGGTTGGGTTCACACTCAACCCACACACACAAGGAGTTTGACTAACATGATCTCAGCATACAAACAAGAGTGCCTTCGCCTTCGCTTCATTCAGGCACGCAACAACCTTGACAAGTTCATCCGTGGACAGGCAGCTACCTTGCTTCAGATGTACCGTATCAACGGTATTGAGGCAGTGGAAGATGCACCCTCAACGTACGAAGAATTGCTTGAGCATTACAAGCGTGACGTGGTGTGGGGTGGCAAACCGTTCAAGGTGTACAGCGGTGGCATGGACGACACCATCTACATGACCCGCTATGGTAACCACTGCTTCCGATTCGTTCACGACTTCAAGCACATAGACCTGAAGGCTGACTTCAGCTACGGTGGTGAGGTTGAGGTGGCGATGACTCAGATCTATGAGGTGGCCAAGCAGTTTGGTCCTGCTTCAGATGAGGTTGTGTTGATGGAGGCTGACACAATCGGACAGATGGACTTCTTCCATGACATGGGTATGTTCGTGACCAACCAACGTGAGTTTGTGTGGGGTGAGTTCGTCCGTAAGTTAGGTTGATAACGGTTATCAAAAAAGGATACTAAGATGAAGATAGAAACAAAAAATTTTATGATTGACATTGACGACAATGTTGGTGTAGGATTCTTCGAACACAACGAAATGGGAGATGAATGTGGTGGTGGGTTATGGTTCGATGGCCGGACACTCACTGACTACGATGGTGTGTACGCCTTACCTTCCGAGGTACAACGGGCACTTCTTGATAACGGTTATCAACTGGACATTTAACAATCATGAGCAAATCAGAATTTATTGCGCTGTGTGAAGAGCACACAATCTACTACGGCATTGCCCTTGAGAACGAAGACCTTCGGGATGCACTCAAGGCCAATGATATTGAGGAAGTTAAACGTATTCTTGAAGAGGAATTTTAACCATGGGTAACAAATTTAAAGTAGGTGATGTTGTAAAATACACTAAGATTGATTCGTTTAGTGACGGTATTGTCATGGGTAGAGACATTGGACGAATCATTGAAGTTGATGATACAAGTTTGATGCAATACTCTGTCATGTTCGACAGCTTGGACTATGGCCTGTACTGCTACGAAGAAACACTCACACTTGTTGATGAAGACACACAACCAAAGGAGAATACAACCATGACTGAACCAACACCCACACCTTCTCAGCCTCACCAAGAGTTTGCCAACGCACTGCGTATCATCATTGCCGATGAGGTGCGCAAGATTGTACGTGAGGTAGTGGAGCAACGCCTTGAAGAACTGGAACCTGTCACCAAGGTGGAGTTGAACGAGTTGGTAGATGAGCGTATCAACGATGAGTTGGAGACACAGCTAGAGAGCAAGCTGGAAGACTTCATATTAGACAACGACATTGTAACCACTGACATTTTGAAAGATTCAATCCGTGACTGCCTACGTTACGACATCACTTTAACCGTTGATGTAGATTGATAACCGTTATCACTTGGAGATAAACAAACATGGAACCTTTGACTGTATCCGATTACATCGGTGATCTTAACAACCCTACTGCTCCGTTCATATCAACGGACTACTACCACTGGCTGTACCACAACCACACTGGACACGCTATCTTTGACAAGCTGTTGTACCTTGGCAAGCGTTGTCAAGATGCCCGTGACTGGGGATGTCAACCAAGCGGAGTGAATACGTTTGTGTTGGATACACTGTCAGGTATTC